ATGCGTACACGCCGTCCTGCCGCCGAGCAGTTGCCTGCCGATGAGCTGTTTCGTTCGCGCCTGGAGAACCAGATCGACTTGCGCCATCCCCTGGTCCAGCTGAGCCATCGGCTGCCGTGGAGTGCGTTGGAGCAGGCGCTGTCGCCGCGGTTGCCGGCCACCACCGGCACAGGCGGTCGGCCCGCATTGCCGGTGCGGTTGATCGCCGGGTTGCTTTACCTCAAGCACGCCTACGACCTGTCCGACGAGGCAGTCTGCGAGCGCTGGCTGGAAAATCCGTACTGGCAGTTCTTCACCGGCGAGGTGGTGTTCCAGACCTGCGTGCCGTGCGATCCCAGCTCCCTGACCCGTTGGCGACAGCGCCTGGGCGAAGCCGGGATGGAAGAGCTGTTGGCGCACACGATCAACACCGCTCACGCGATGAAGGCGGTGGATGCACGCGAGTTGTCGCGGGTGATCGTGGATACCACCGTGCAGGAAAAAGCGATCGCCCATCCCACCGACAGCCGTTTGCTGGAGGTGGCGCGCAAGAAGCTGGTGCTGCTGGCCAAGCGCCACGGCATCGCACTGCGACAAACCTATGCGCGGCAAGGTCCGGCGTTGCGCCGCAAGGCCGGACGCCATGCGCATGCGCGCCAGTTCAAGCGCATGCGCAAGGTGCTGCGACGCCAACGCACGCTCCTGGGACGGGTATTACGCGATCTGCAACGCAAGCTGGCCCAGCAGGAACCGTCGGTACGTGAGCGCATCGGTGTCTGGTTGGAGCGCGCACAACGGTTGTTGGCACAGCGTCCCAAGGACAAACAGAAACTCTACGCGTTGCACGCACCGGAAGTGGAATGCATGAGCAAGGGCAAGGCCCGCCAACCGTACGAATTCGGCGTCAAGGTCGGCATTGCGGTGAGTGCGCGCAAGGGCTTGATCGTGGGCGCGCGCAGTTTTCCCGGTAACCCGTACGACGGCGATACGTTGGCCGAGCAACTGGAACAGGCGCGCGGGCTGCTGCAGGATGTGGATGTGATCCCGCAGGTGGCGATCGTGGATCTGGGGTATCGCGGGCGCGACGTGGAGGGTGTGCAGATCCTGCATCGCGGCCAAGCCAAGACGCTGACACGACGGCAATGGCGCTGGATCAAACGACGGCAAGCGGTAGAGCCGGTGATCGGACATCTGAAACAGGACTGCCGCTTGAATCGCTGCCATCTCAAAGGCGCCCAAGGCGATGCACTGCACGTGCTCGGCTGCGCCGCTGGCTACAACCTGCGCTGGCTGCTGCGCTGGATCGCCTTTTTGCGTGCCTTGTTGCAGGTGGTGCGGGCGCGTTCCTCAACGCCCTCAAGCACCATGTGGTCCGCAAATATGGCACTGGAGGTTTGAGAGGGGTTTTTCAGGGGCGACCACTTAGCGTTGCTTTCGCTTGCATGCTCCATCATCTGCTTACGCATGCTTCCTGGGTTTTGTTAGCCGCTCTAAATTGGTACTGGCTTCGACAGGATACGCAGGTGGCCGTTGCCGATTAAGAAGTTGCGGTACGACTTCACGGACGCATCGAAGGCCGCAGCAGCAATCTCATGGCCGACTGCAATAACGCGCCCATCCTGATCGACAACAGCAAGCCTCGCTGGTTTGCCGTCAGCGGTCTGGACGCTCAATCCCTCATGACTCAACGCACTGACGATCACCGCCGTGCGCTTCGTATCCGTAATGCACTCGTTGCTAGCATGCCGCTGCAGTTTCTGAGTCATCGCCCCGTACCTCCGATCAGTCGCAGCCCCATCTGCACCACGTTGCTGTCTGCTGGACGGAGCTGACTCGGCGCGCGGATTCCATTACCGCGTCGCCACTCGGCGATGGCCAGCTCGAAGCTAGGATGCTTCTGCGTGCGCCCGCAGGCGCACTCCACGAAGTGCCCGCCACCGGCCTGAAGACGCCGAAGGTCGATGATGTGGCGCGCGGCGTGGCCGTTCCTACAGCCCGGTAATGGTGTGTTGTGGTCGACATGACGTTGCGTCACGGTACCTCCTGGCGCAATGCGCGTTCGGCAACCCGCAGATGCTGCACGGTATCGGAGTCGATCCGGTCCAGCGCCTCGGCGATGGTGTAGTCCATCTCGGCCAGCCAATCGGCACGATTCAGCACCAGAGCGGCGGTGAGCGCCTCCCCAGTGGACAAGGGGCCAGGCCTTCCCATACGTGCGGCCGCGCGAGCAACCTCGATCGTGCGACGCAGGTTCATGGCTGCGTCCTCCATGCGGCGCCGAGCTGGGCGCGTGCTTCCTCGACACGCATGAGGCACAAGCCCCAGCGCACCGACCAGGTGCGCGCCTGCTGCTCGTTGCAGGTCAGGATCAGCTGCCCGGAAGACTCCAGGCGATCAGAGCGGAACGCGAAAAACAGATCGTCCAGCTCGATGACCTCCTGCAGGCCGAGCTTTTGACACAGAATCTCTGCGTTGAGCGATTTGCAGGTGCCCCGCGGGCCGAGAAGAATGGCCGACTCAGCCATGAGCAGCCTCCCGCCTTACAGCCATGTGGGTGCGGCGACGCAGGCGCTGCGGGATCTGCCCTACGGCCAGCCCGATATATGCGGTACGCGTCGGGCGCGAGATCCATAAGCGATAGAGCAGCGCGCCGCCGATCGTCGGCGCAATCATGATCAGGGCCAGGTTAAGCATGGGCCACCTCCCGCGCAGCCGCCGCGATCACCGCCTCGACGGCAGCGGTTGGGCGGCGCGTCAGCATGTTGGCCAGGTCGAACGGGAAATCCAGATCGTCCATAAATTCGGCCAGCGCGTTGCTGATCCGGTCGGCCTCGCTGCTGAACAGGCTTGGGCCGCTTATCAGCTTCCAGCCCTTACCACCACGGCGGCGCTCCCAACGCTGAGTGGCGCTGCGGTGCTGCCCCATGGTCAGAGCGGCCACCACCACGACCGCGTCGTGGGTGATATAGAGCGTGGCGATCGCGCTGCAGTCCTTGCCTGCGGATATGTCGAAGGCGGCTCCGGCGGGCGTGGTAGCCTCATGGCCGGGTCCGGCACTGGAAGTTAGCGGGCGTGTGACAGCGTGCTGTTGCATGTGGCTCTCCTCGAGCTTCGTTGATGGAAGGTCCAGGGGCGGTGTTGACGCACCGCCCGCCGGACCCGCTGGTACAGGTCAGATCAGATCAGCGCCGGTAGGCGGATTGAGTGGTTCGCGCAGATGCCGAGCGCTCGACAAAATGTCCAGAAACTCTTCCTGGATGTAATCGGCAATTGCGGCAACTCCGTCGTGGCCCACACCGGCGCGGGTTGCCACGTCCTGATTGATGGTGGCCAGCAGGCTGACTGCTTGCTGCGCAGGCCATAGTCGGTCGTGCTCTTCTTCGTTGATTGCGTAGTCGGCATCGCTGGGCAACAAGTCCTGCAGATGGGCAGCACTCATCGCGCACCTCCCGCAGCAATAAAGAGGCGTTGCAACCAATCGAACACGTCGGCCGCGCGGTCGGCGCGCATGCAAACGTGCAAGCGCCCAAGCACGATGCTTTGGCGATCGCCACCCAGCATCACGTCAGCGGCCGCGAACGACTCGCAGGCAATCAGCACCGGGGCGACATCGTGTAGCGCATCGGAGTGCAGCAGCACCATGACGTAGCCCTGCATCATCTCGAAGCTGAGGACGACGCCGGCGCAAACGCGGAATTGTTTGTTGGCGCTCATTGCTGCGCCTCCGCATACAACGCATCGACGGTAGCGATGGCTGCATCAACGTCAGCAAGCGTAAGAGCGTGGATTGCCTTGCCAGTGCCTTCGAGGCGTGCCGTCAGGATCAGCCACGCGGAATGGTTCCAGTCGAGGGTGTTGGCGATCAGGCCGAAATAATGGGCGATCTGGCGCGCGGCATTAGCCGGCGATTCTGGAGCGTCGTAAGACATGGTGGATTCCTTGAGTTCATTGGAATCCGCCGCCCCGACGCCAATCGGGGTGGCGGACGGTGCGGGTTGGCGTACCGGACTCAAGGAACCGGCGGGCCTTGCGGCCCCCACGCACCGCCCGCCGTAGAACTGGCAGGCTCGCGCCCGAGTGAACGCCGGGCGATAAAAAAGCGCCTGGCATCGATCGATGGGCGCTGTTGCGCCTTGAGAAGTCGGGACGCCAATCCCGATCGCCGATTTTGCGGCGACGTGGTAATGGTTGCTCTGCTCCTGGGTAGAAGTCAAGGAAAATTTCCAAAAATTTCCAACATGAGAAAGCGTGTTCATTTGGAGAACACCCAGCACTTCACAGTCGTGCCGACGCCGCTGTGCTCGTCCTTGAGGACCGCGCTGTTCACTGCCACATTGGCTCCGATGAACTTGTGCCGGCGCGAATCTCCGAGCAACGCACGCAACACCTTGAGATCGGGCACGGGCTGACTGAATTGCGCGGCCCGTGCCGCAAAGTGATTGAGATTGATTGCGATGCGCTGCGCGTCGCGGCTGTGGTTGACGACCGCTTTGCCGTGGCCGGTCGCCTCGAGGTATTCGTAGACCTCCCAGAACTCATTGACCATCGCGTGGTCGGCGCTGATCGCCTTCTGCCGTTCCAGCGCCATGTCCAACAGCGCGAGCCGCGTCTGCTCGACCATGTCGTCGGGGATGGTGATGACCATGCGCAGGCAGTCGAACAGCGCCAGCATCTGCGCATGGTTCTTGATGACGCGTTCCAAACGCAGATCCTGCTGCGCGCGTAGCTTGGCCTCGAAGACCTTCACCCGCTCGACGAACAGATCGAGGATGGCGCGCTCCTGGCGGATGGCACGCACAAGGAAGTGGCTGACTTCTTCGACCTGCAGCGCGTTGAGGTTGTCGGCCGCGATGCGGCTTTCGGTGGTGACCTGCGGGCGTTTGAAGTGCAGCTTCACGATGCGCGTGAGGATCGCTTCGCTGGCGTCGACCGCAGCGTTCTGGGTGATCACGATCGTGCCGCGAAACGGCGGCTCGTAGGTCTCGTTGCCGCCATTGCGCACGCCGCGTGTTGCCAGCGTGCCGCCGCCGAAGAAATCCTTCAGCTCATCCCACTCGAACGTCTTGGAATGCGCCTTGTCTGGCTCGCTGCGGTCGGCCTCCAGCAGGACGACGGGCATGCCGGATACCTGGCCCATGGCGCGTGCACGGCCAGCCTTTGATGACTTGGCCGGGTCGAAGCCCTCGTAATCGGAGCGGCCCAGCAGCTTCCACAGGAACGTCAGCAGCGTGGTCTTGCCGGCTCCGGCTTCACCGGTGGCTTCGAGGAACGGAAAACTCTTGTGCCCGGCGCGGATCTGCTCGGCGAACAACGAGCCAAACCAGAACGTCATGGCGACCATGCCGTGCGTGCCGAAGCACTGCCACAGCCACGGTAGCCAATCCACGCGGAATGCCTCGGCGTCGCGCTGGATCTCCAAGCGGATGGACTTCTGCGTGGTCTTCAAACGCAGCTTGTCGAACTCGAAGTAGTCCTCTTCATTGGCTGTCACCAACTCGCCGTCGCGCACGGCCATATCGCCGAGCAGGTAGGCACGGTGTTCTTTGCTGTAGCCCACGAAGTCGATGGCGTCCACCGTCTTGATCGCCTCGGTCTGCTCTTCGATCAGGCGGTCCAGCTGGTGGCCGGTGCCGGTGAACATCGCGCCGGCTGCCAGGGAGATCAGGCGCTTCTTGAACTCGGAGGCGCTGGCGACATGACCACCTGTAAAGGTGCCCTTTACGCTGGGGCCGTCGTGCGGAAAATCGACGCGGAAGTAGTACCAGCTTTCGTCGGTGACCTCTTGGCGCTGGAAATACAGCGCCTCCGGGTAGCAGTTGGCGATCTTTTGCACGGAACAGGCGGCGCGCTTGATCTTCTTCAGATCCTCGGCCGCAACCTCGTCGCCTTCGTCTGAATCGGTGTCGCCGAGCTTCTCCTTGCGCAGCTTGTCGAAGCGCTGCGTATCGAAGTCGAACCAGTACAGGCGGGAGCGATACTCCAGCCAGAAGTCGTTGCGGCCGTCGTGCTCGAACATGAGCAGGCCTTTGTCCACAGCCGAGCGAGCCACGAGCAGGTCGCCCTGGTAGCGGGCTTCGTTGATGTCGTTGTTCCACTGCTTGGGATCGTCGGAGGCGATAGCGCGCAGATGCAGGTCGTTCCAGTCGGTCTTCTTGCCGTCGCGCTGGACGATCTGCGCTGCCCGCGATTCAAAGCCCAGCGCCGCTGCGCGCTTGATGTGCTTGTGCGTATACGCACGGGCACCCGGCTCGTTGTCTAGCGCCCACACGAGCGTCGGAAGGTCGGCCAAGCGTGCCTTTGCCAGCTCGCGTAGCGACTCTTCCGGAAATGCGTTGGAGGACATGGCCGACACTGCGCACATCCCGTGCTGCAGTAGTGCGATCGCATCGAAGATGCCCTCGACGATCCATACCTCGCGCACCGTCTGCATGGCTGTCAGCGCGGCAGGCGCCGCCCACCACACCCCCGCATAGCTCTGGCCTGGCGCAAAGCGCGCCTTCTGCTTGCCGAAGCGGTGCGGGCGATCAATCAGGCGCTCCCACCAGCCACCCTTGACCAGCGGGAAACGTACCGTTGCGGTGCCGGCGCTGATTTTGCGGTCGTAGTGGCTGTCCTGGCTGTAGAGGCCTTTCAGCAGAGCCAGGTCGAAACCACGGGAGAACTGCAGGTATGCATCGGCCGCAGCATTGGGAGCCGCAGCCGTTGGCTGGAAGCGCTTGGACCAGTCGTCGAACAGGTCGTCGTACAGATCCTTGACGTGCAGCTCGCGCCCACACTTGGATTGGCGGCCGCACTTCACTACCCAAGGTTTTAGGTGGTTGGTGTACAGCTCCTTCTTGCTGCACGAAGGGCATTTGCCGCCGCGCATGTACTCGGTACCACTCCGGTGCTTGAGTCCGTAATCCCGTTCCAGCCGGGACAGCACCTGTTGCCGCAGATCCTCTTGCATCGAACTTCCTTAGACGCCGAGCCGACGCGCAGACGCGGGCACACAGATGGCGTTGTCGATCACGACATAAGCGCCGCCTGCACGACGGTGCGCGTCAACGGCGGCAGCGAGCAGGCGTGCTTCTTCGTGCTTGGCGTGCGGCGCGACGCGCTGCGGGACATTGCTTGCCGCATCCACGAATCGCGGCTCTTGTGCGGTGAACCAGCTGTTGGCGTGCGTCACGAGCCGACCTCGGTGTTTGCGTGTTGGAGAGTGGACAGAGCGATGGCCGATTCGGTCAGCACCACAAGGCGCTCATCCACGCTGTCAGACGTTGCGAGGCCCTCGCGCATGAGCGTTGCCACCACAACCGCACCAAAGCGCTGCGCCGTCTCCGGGGCGGCAGTGCGGCCGATGTAACCGTGCTCGGTCTTCAGCAATCCGCCATGGGTGAGGGCGACTTCCAGGCAAAGCTTCGCCGTGGGCGGCAATGCCGCCCAATCAAGGGTCTTTCGCATTAGGGGTGCCTCAGAGGTGAGGGAAGAACGGCTCGTCGCCGACGGGAATCAGATCCATCTGGCGATCGCCGAGCGAATCGCGGTATGCCTGCAAGGCCTGAGCACGCTCATAGGCCGGGGTCGGTGGAAGCTCGCTGTGTGAGGTGGGCACGCCGCTGGGGCTGGCGATACCGGTTAACTCCGAATGGCCTGTGTAGGTCGCACCGCACATCGGGTTCTCGCACACATAGGAGTCATGCCGCAGGAACTTGTGAGCGAGGAAGCTGGTGCGTTTGATCAGTCGTGCGCTGCATGCCTCACAGCGAAAAACGATTTTTTTCCGACCGAACATGCTCACCCCCTTGAGCTATTGGCGGTTGGGATTTGTGTGGCACTATTGGCTGGTGCCTTGAGACCCAATGCGACTGCCGCTTTATGCGACTCGCCGTATTTGCCTTGAGAGCGGCCGCGCAGCAGGTCATGTACGACCGACCGATCCACGCCGTTCTGCCGTGCGAATGCCGAGACTGTGATGCCATTCGCTCCGAGCCACTGCCGCGCCTGATCTGGGCTGCGGGGCGTGAACTGCTGCATTTGACTCTTACGGGGCATGTCGCGGTTCCGCCTACTTTTTGGGAATTATGTGGACTTAACTCAACATTGTCAAGTAAGGAAATGCCTGTATGACCGTAGGGAAACGCCTGAAGGAAGAGCGCAAGCGGCTTGGCCTGACTCAGGACGAGATGGCTGTGCAGCTTGGCCTCACGCGCTACGCGCAACTGAACTTCGAGAAAGACGTCAACCTGCCCGGCGGAGCGTACCTACTGGCCGCGCTAGAGCGTGGAGTTGATGTCATGTACGTGCTGTCTGGACATCGGGCGCAGTTGGACCCAGCCGATCGGCTACTGCTGTCTGCGTTCAAAGATGCATCGCCGGCTGCGCGCAATGCTGTGCTTGCTGCGTTGGGTTTGTCGGCCGATGCCTCGTCTTCCAAGACTGGGACCGGCCCAGTTCTGTCGTTCAACAAGAGCGAGATTGGCTCGATAATTTCTACTACCGCACCGATCGATCAAAGCAACATGCAGATCGTTGTTGGTGGACGCAAAAAAAAGAGCAAGTGATCAGCATCGAGATTGGACAGCTGCTCGTGGCAAATTTGCCGTTCTCGGCTATACCAACGTGAACTGTAGACACACGGTTCATAGGCAACAAAAAAGCCGCCGGCCTATAACCGGCGGCTTTCGTTAAGGTGTCGGCACATAGCTCCTTGCAATCCTTTCGTCACCCTCCTGGCAACGCGAGATGACCTGACATCCTTAGATCGGAACACTACAGTGATCGAATCGGGTTGGCTGTCAGATAAGTCCTACACATAGCGTAGGAATCGCACTTGATTTGCATCAAGCGTGCGCGTGTCTTATTTGAGATAATGATCGTGAGTAGTCGTTCGTCTGCGCTTCTGCTCACGCGGTCCAACTTGATGAAAGCCATCTCGGAGATGCACATGGATGATGCAATGGTTTGCCTGTCAGGCGAATACGTTTTGACTGCACACGTTGTTCGGCTTGGAGCTGAATGCTACGCAGAGATTCTTGTGTCTAGAAGTGGTGGCATTACGCTACGGCAGCATCGATTACCGGTCACCGGATTCACTTCATACTCCGAGGCGAGCTCCTACGCGCTGAGCCAGATGCGCACATGCAGAGTCTCGGGCAATGGAACGCTGTTGATGCCAGTAGTTGCTGAAAATCAGCGGTTGCAGTAGAGGAGGTGAAAAGCATCAGGCGATGCTTTCCAACTCCAGCGATGTTGTAAAGCCGCTTGAGCCATTGATGGCGTGGGTAGTCTTTGCAATCAGCCAGCGTTGCCCATCAATCTCCGGCTTGAAGCCACTCACCGTGAGGGCCTGCTCTGGGAACAGATCAGCCCGTCCGATCGCCAGCGTGTAGTCGAACTTCGCCACGCCGCGTTTCACTCGCTCCAGCTCCGCGTGCGCATGCTGGCGTGCGGTTGCCTCATCGGCATACGACTCGCGCAGGCGCTTGGCATTGTCGTCTGTGCCGACCAGCACCGATTGCCGCTTCGCCTTGCCCTTATCTGTCCAATACGCACGCACGCCGGTGTAGGCATCGCGGTCGGCCACGGAGTAACGATGCTGGTCGCCGTCGCGCCGCGTCAGGGTGACGGTTGGCAATGGTTTGCCGGTAGCCGTAGTGCCGGCACCGATCGGCGCAAACACCAACGCACCTGCCTTCACCGTTGCCGCTGCATCGAAGCGTTGCCCCAGATTGGTCAGCAAATTCATGTCGCTTTCGTTGGCCTGGTCAAGGTGCGGCAGGTTGATCTTCGCTAATGCTTCAGCGAAGCGCGGCGTCAGACCATGTTCGCCGGCCAGCGTGTTGAGCACGGCGCCCAGTGTCGTGTTGTGCCAGCTGCGTTCCCGACGTGTGCGCATGTCTGCAGTGAGATCTGCACTGCGCGCACGCACGGTGATGATGTCCGGCGCGCCGCTGTACTCCACCTCGTCCACGATGAAGGTGCCCTTGTCGACTAGGCCAGTGGCTTTCCAGCCCAAAGCGACGACCAGGCGCACGCCGCGCTTGGGTAATGCCATCTTGCCATCGTGGTCGTGGATGCGCAGATCCAGCTGATCGGCTTCACCGCCCCGGCACTCGGTGAGAGTGAGATCGAGCAGACGCGGTGCGATGCGCTCGGTCAGGTCGACGCCATCGAGTACCACACGCCACTGCGGAATCGGGTAGTTCATGCGACGGTCGCCTCCGGCGTGGTGTCGTCTGCACGGCGCAGGCTCAGTTGGAACTCTATCCGTCGCGGCGTGCCGTCCTCGAAGAACAGCGAGGCGGTCTCGTTGATCGACAGCAGCAGATATGGCCCGTAGACCACGCCTGCGCCATCCACCAGCGGTAGCGGCTCACCATCTGCCGCAAGCTGGCGCAGCGTGTCCAGCGAAGCGCGGGTGCCGGTGAGTTCGGGAGCAATCAGACCAGATAGCTCGATGCTGTCATCGCCTGGGCCGAGGAACTGGCTGGCTGGCCGCGCGCCAACGCGCTCGCTGGTGGCGTGGCGCCAACTCATCTGCCGCTGCAGCTGCAGAAACGCGGCGCTGTCGAGAGAAAACACAAACGTGCCGTAAGACATCATCATCGGGGTGGATCCTCAGTCGTCGCGCAGGCTGGAGCGGCGGGATGCTGCTATGCGCCGTTCGCGCTCTTCAAGTTGGCGGGCGACTTCGCGCGCCAGTGCGGTGGCGTCCATGCCGGGCGCAGCGTGGACGTGGATGACGTAGCTGTTGCCGCCTACAGGCGCTCCTGGCACCCGCGCCGGAGCCGACAGCGGCGCACCGCTGTCGATCGCCGCGACCGGCGCTGTGGCCGTTGCCAAGGCCAGCCCAGCGCCCACCGCACGCATGCGGTTGCCGAGTGCCGTCACGGCCTGCACAGGCGCGCCTTGACCGCGCTGCAGGCCGACGGTGAGGCCTTGCATGGTGAAGTCACCCAACTGGGCGAACACGCGCGAGGGGCTGTGGATGCCGAGCAGCCCTTTGAACCGATCGACCACGCCGCTGCCAATGCTGGCGATCGCATTGCCGGCGTCGCCGAGCTTGGAGCGGATGCCCTGGACAAGGCCGCTGATCATGTCCGCGCCGGCCTGCAGCATCCGGGCAGGCCAGTTGGCCAACTGCAGGTTGATGCCGGCCCACAGCTGCAGCAGCCCTTGGCGGATGCGATCGCCGTTGCCGGTGAACACGCCCACGATCAGCGACCAGGTGCCCTGGACCGTTTGCCACACGCCGCCGAGGATCTGCTTGATCACCGACAGCACAAACACAAACGCCTGCACCAGCCAGCCGATCGCTTTGACTGCCAGCTGCAGTTGGGTGACCAGCACCGCGCCCAGGATCTGGCCGAAGCCGCGACCGGCCTGCGTTGCACCGTGCAACTGCGCGGTGGTGGCCTCGAACGGCGTCAGCAGCTGTTTGACCCACGCCCAAGCCTGGCCCATCGCCGCCGCCACGGTGTCCCACACCTGACCCAGCGGCGCGAGTGCGGCCTGCAGCTCGACCAGCACCGGCGCGGCAGCATCGACGATGCCTTGCCAGACGCCGATGGCGAAGGCCTTGATCGGTCCCCAGTACTTCCACACCAGCAGCGCCACTGCAGCGACGGCCGCACCGATCGCCAGCACTGGCAGGCTGATGCCACCGAGTAGCGGCAGCAGCAGGCGCGCGCCATTGGCGAGCATGGGCAGCACGCGGCCGCCGAACGCCACCACCCGACGGATCAGCGCACCGAACCCGCCGCCGCCCGACAGCAGCGCGACGGCGCCGTGGATCTGCGAAAACGCCATCGCGGCCGCGCCGCCGGCCACCAGCAGTCCGCCCAGGATCGTCACCAATGCGGCGGCACCGATCGCTACCTTGGCGATCGCACCCACCAGCACCGGATTGGCGCGGATCCAGGTCGTGACCTGGCCGACCACCTCAGCAGTACGCTCGGTCAGTTCCTTGAACTGCGGCAGCAGCGTCTGGCCGATCGACTGGGACACCACCACAGCGGTGTTCTTCAGCAGCTGCAGCGAGTTGGCCGAGGTGGCCACCCGCGATGCGTACTCGGCCGACATCGAGCCGCCGTAGCGCTGCGCATCGGCCACCTTGGCGAAGTTGCCCTGCAGCAGCTCAAGATTGGTCAGCAGCGGTGCGATCGCGCCAATTGACTCACGGCCAAACAGCTGCGTCATCGTCGCGGCCTGCTCGGCCTTAGGCAGTGCGCGCAGCTTCTGCAGCACCGACATGATTGCCCCGCCGGCATCCTTCTGCATGACCTGGGCCATGGCGGTGGCCTTGATGCCGAGCTTGTCGAACGCCTCGCGCTGGCTCTTGGTGGCCGACTCGCCCGAGGCCAGGGTGAGCAGCATGTTCTTGATGCCAGTGGCCGAGACTTCCGACTCAATGCCCATGCCGGCCACCGTGGCGCCCAGCGCGGCCAGCGGCCCGCTCTGTAGGCCGGCGACCTCGCCCAGGGCACCAATGCGATTCACCACCGCGCTGATCTTGTTAACGCTGGCCGGTCCGGTGTTGCCGAGATAATTGATCTTGTCGGCCAGTACGACCACTTCCGCCTGGCCCATGCGAAACGCGGTGCGCCAGGTGGCCATCGTCTGGCCGGCTTCCTCTGCGCTGCTGTCGAAGGCCACGCCCATCTTGGCCGCGTCCTCGGCGAAGCGGACCAGCTCCTGGCGCGGAATCGCGGCCTGGCCGGCGGCCGCCACGATCTTGGCAATCTCGGCCGGCAGCATGGGCAGGCGCATCGAGAGGTTCTCGACATCGCGCCCCATCTGCGCGAACTGTTGCGGCGTGCTGAAGTTCACGACCTTGCGCACATCGGCCATGGCCGACTCGAATTCCATCGCATCGTTAATCGGCAATGCAGAAGCGCGCAAGGCGCGCTGACCGGCAAATGCCATCCCGGTGCCATAGGCGCTCGCCTGCAGGCCGGCGCTTTGGATGCGCGCACTGCGACGCTGAGCAGCATCGATCGCTGCCAGCCGCTGTTGCTGGGCGCGCATGGCGGTGTTGGTGCTCTCGATCTCGCCGCGCAAGCGGCGCTCATGCGTGACCAGCTCGCGCGTGCTGATCCCGGCCGTCTCCAGCCGACCACGCAGACGCTGCAAGCCGGCCTCCTGTGCGCCGTGCGCGGTCTTGAGTTCGCGCGCGGTGCGCACAGCGCGCTTGAACTCAGCATTCATGGCAGCGGTAGGCGTGCCGGTCGCCTTGATCTGCTGGGCAAGTGTGCGCACCGACTGCCGCTGTGCATCCAGCGCAGCCTTGGCACGCTGCGCCACCGCGACTTGCTCACGGTAGGCGCCGATATCGCGGTGCTGGCTGTTGAGTTGGCGCAGCGCATCGCGCTGGTTGCGCAGTGCGGTGGCAACACCGCGGCTACCACTCAACACGCGCCGGAACGGGCCGGTGGCGCGGTCGACGGCGGCCAGGATGACCTGCAGGCGCAGATTGTCAGAGGCCGCCATTTAGGCGGACTCGTGCGTCAGGTGGTGCAGCATCATTCGGCTCCGCTTCGCAGGCGTGCACGCTCGCGCCACGCCGTGAGTTCGTGCAGCGACCAGCCGTTCATTTCAGACGGCGGCCAGTGGAAGATGGCCGCGATGTCGGCCATCGCATCCTCTACGCAGTCTGGAAGTCCGCTTCCCTCTGGGCCTTCGTCAAGAAAAAAAGCTGCACCTCCTGGCCGAGAGCAAGCAGGTCAGCCGGATCCATCGCATTGACGTCGGCCGTGGTCAGCGTGGGCGAGGTAATGCGCGGCAGCAGCGTTGCCATCGCGGTGACATCCAACTGCAGCACGTCGACGAGCTTGAGGCCGCGCAACTCGCCCGCGCCGGGCTTGCGCACGTTGACCTGCGTGATGGTCTGCTCGCCGCGCACGATGGGCTGGTCGAGGGAAACGGCTTGGGAAAATGTCGGGGTCATCGGAAGGTCTCAGGGCTGAGGCCTGGCAGCGCCAGGCCTGAAGGGTCAGGCGCCGATGGCGCGGCGTTGGGCGGCGAGCAGATCCACGCCGTTGACGATCTCGGTCATGTTCACCAGATCGATCTCGATCACGGTGGCGCCGTTGATGGTCAGCTTGTAGTAACTGGCCGACGTCTTGACCGAAAACTCGGTGTCATCCCCCGACTTCCCGGTACCCGGATCGATCTCGCTGTGGCGGCCGCGCACGACCACCTCCACGGCATCCACGGCGCCGCTGTCGTCGCGCTGGTAGGCGCCGGCAAAGCGCAGCTGCACGGCGTTGTGCGTGGTGGCGCCATACTGATTCAGCACGCTGCGCATCATGCCGCCGCACTTCCATTCGAGTTCGATCTTCTCCTGACCGAAGTCGATGTCGACCGGACCATTCATGCCGCCGCCACGGTATTCCTCCATCTTGCGGGACAGTGTGGGCAGCTTCACTTCGACCACCTGGCCGAGATAGCTCTCACCGTCGTTGAACAGGTTGAGCGCCTTGAGTTTCTTGGGCAACGCCATGGGGTTCTCCGGAAATCTAGGTCAGGTGCGTTACGCGTTGACGCGTTCGGCAAAGTCGGCCAGGTAGCTGGTGGTGATCTTCTGATACAGCTGCAGGTTCTCCAGCGGCGGCACCGGCGTGTAGTCGTAGTCGATGCGCAGCGCGCCATCGGCCAGCGTGGTGGCGCTGTTGAGGGTGCCGTCGTACCAGGCGTTGGCATCGATCAGATAACCGGACGATTTGAGGTCGCGGAACTTGGCGTTGATCGTTTCGATCAGGTCTTTGACCATCGAGGGATGCATCGGTTTATCGACGTAGAACGCCACGCCTTCGGCGATGGTGTCGGCCAGGATCTGCGCGGTGCGCGTGGCCGTCTCGAACGCGAACATGCGGTCTTCGGCGCACGTGCGCGATCCCCAGAAGCGTTGCCCATTGAAGGTCACCAGCGTGGTGATGTCGCCTTCGTTGAGCACGCCGGCATCGGTGGCAGGATCCTGCAGATCCCAGTGCACATCCTTGGAGATGCCGGTGACGCCGGCCACCGGCACGTTTGACAGACTCTTGTGCCAGCCCTGTTCGGTGTCGATCTTGGCGCGCAGACCGAGCGCACGTGCGGTGGCATACGCGGCGGTCGTGGTGCTCGTGGCGGTATCGAAGGCCAGGAAGTCCGGCCAGATCAGCATCAGCTCGCGATCGCTGAACTGGCCGCGATACGTGACAGCCTCGGCGACGGTCTCGGCAACCGGTCGCACATACGCCATTGCGCGCAGCTTCTTGGCAATGGTCGCCAATAGCTTGGCCACCGGGAGCGTGTCCAGACCTGGTGCGCCCAAGATGCGCGGGCGCACGCCCAACTGTGCCTGCGCGGCGAGCAAGGCATACAGGCCGGTATAGCTGTTGGACCTGGCCTCTCCGATGACGTTGGTTGGGATGCTGCCCGTATCTGCGTCCTCGGCCACGCGCACGACGATGGTCACCGGGTTGGTTTGGTCGGCGATGCCCTGCAGCGTCGCGCGCAATGTGCCCTGGATGCCGGCGCTGGCGATCGCACCGAGCACGTCGGTGATCAGCACCGCCTTGTTGAGCGGAAAGACTTTCTCGTCCGCGTCGGAGGCCGTGGCGATCAGGCCGACGACAGCGGTGGAGACGGTACGGATGGTGCGCGTGCCCGCGCTGACTTCGATGACGCGGACGCCGTGGTGGTAGGCAGTGGACATAGGTTCCTCGATCAGGACGAGCGGAAGCGGAGCGGGATGGTCAGGCGCGAGCGCGCATTGGCGGGGGCAACGTCGGTGCGCTGGCCTTCGATGGTCAGCACGAAGTTACCGGGCGTGTCGCCGACGACAAGGCCGACGCGGGTCAGGCGCACGCGCGGCTCCCAGCGCATCAATGCGGTAGCCGTGGCGCCGTAGAGCAGCGTGCGGGTGGCGCCGTTGAACGGCTGGTCGATCAGTTCGGGCAGCAGCGAGCCGAAATCGCGGCGCTGCTCGCGTGTGCCGATGGGCGTGGTGAGGATGCAGGCGATCGACTGGGCCAGGTGTTGCTCGCCTTCGATCAGCCGGCCGGTGATGGCATCGACGCCGATCACTGCGGGACACCGCTGAGCGCGCTGCCGGCAGTCACGCCGGTGGTCTTGTGGTGCTTGAGGCTGATCCCGCCGCCGAGCACGTCGATGTCGACCGTGGCCGTGCCGGTGATGCCGACATCGCCGTTGATCTGCGTGGTGCCGTTGACCGTCAGCGGGCCGTTGAGCGTGATGCCGCCATCGGCGGTGATGGTTGCAGTGCCGCCGCTGGGCAGTGTCGCCTGCAGCGCATGCGTGTCGGTGTCGTATTGCAGCTGCGCGCCATCGGCAAAGCGCAGCATGTGCAGTGTGTTGGACGTGGCGGGCGCTGCGAATTGGTCGGAGTAAAGACCGCGTAGCACCAGGCCATCGGCCAGGTCGCCGGCCGGCGAGAGCACCACGACTTGTTCGCTGATCGCTGGCGCCGACCAGATGATGGTTGTGCCGGTCAGTGTGACTAGCCAAGGCAGATAGTCGGTCATCATCTCGCCGACCTGCACGCGGCATCGCGCGGTGGCGAGATTCACCTCGGCAACCGTGCCGAGGCGAATGGCGTTACTCAGTGCGGAGGATGCGTTGCCCATGCAGCCATGGTCGATGGCCGCACGGGATTGCGCACCGCAGTTGGTACGTAAAGCGCAGGGCTACACAGCGGCTACTTTGGGCACCTTCGGCTGCACCGACCAGGCCTGTGCATCTTCGTCCCACACCACCGTGCCATCGATCGACACCGGTGGCGCCACGGTGGTCAGCTGTCCCGGCAACGCGACGCCTGCGGCCAGCCGTGGCGCGATCGCGCCGGTGGCCTTCTCCCAGACCAGCGCAGCGCTGTAGTCCGGATCCGCACGCCAGCTCCTGCGTGTAGCGTCCCACACGTTGCGGCGGTAGTCGCTAGGTAGGAAAGCCATCGGTTGCGAGGTGGTGCACCCCTGCGGCAGTGCATCTCCCAAGGCAAGCGTATTGGCGATCGGCGCGGCGCTGTCGATGCTGTAGAGCATCACCCCGCGATAATCGGCCACCAGTTCCCACATCCCTGAGAGGGACGCCAGGCGGTGCCGCTCATATAGCCCTGCAGGCGGCGTTGGTGCAGTGGCAATGGTGTTGGGCGGCAACGGGTAGCGTCCTTCCAGCTCGGAAAGGTAGACCGTCACCGGGCCGGTGTACTCACCGGTGGTGGGATCAAAGGCGTAGGCGGTGCTGGTGCGCGGGAGAGGGTTGCTCATCTTGACCTCAGTAGGCAATGCAATAGGTCATGCGCAGGCCTGCAGGCAGGTTGTCTATGCCGCCGGCTGCGTTGACGGTGATTGTGTGTGCGTGTGCCCCGGCACCGCGATGATCCACGTCGTGCACGTGATTGCCGCCCTCCGCGATGCCGATGTCGTGGGTGTGGTTGCCAACGCCGTTCATGCTGATGTTATGGCCATGGCTACCCGCGCCGTCAGTGCCGAAGGAGTGCGCGTGGTTGCCGCCGGCACCGGTCCAGCCATCAGACGGGGCAGCGTCGTTGTCGCGCTCCCGGTAGATGCCGTAGCCATTGATCACGCTGGATGGAATCACGCCAGGATGTTGGTGATCACCAGAGGCGCTAGTGCTGCCGCCGTGCGCGTGATGCCCTTGCGCATCGGTCCACGCATAGTGCACATGGTCGCCAGCCGCACCGGCACTGGCGCCATGTGCGTGGTTACCGGCTGCATTGAGAGCGGTGTAGTGCGCATGGTCGCCCACCGCTGCAGCGCTGGCGCCATGCGCATGGGAAATGACCTTGCCGGGGTCATACGAACCCACCGCTGTGGCAGCGCTGGTGTGGGTGATCACCGTGCCTTCCTTGATTTTGGGCACGTTGAAGGTCGTGCTGCCGTCGCCCGCGCCGTAGACCGTGCCAATCGCTGCAAACAGCGCAGAGTACGTGGCACGCGAGATTTCGGCTCCATCGCAGACGAGCAAGCCATTGGGCGGATACGGCGAGGCCATGACAACGATCTGGCCGGGCAACAAGAATGAGTTCGGCACGTTGAGCATGTTGCGGAAGTCGCGGTACCAATCACCTTGGCGTCCATCCAGGGTGTCTGCATCCAGCCCATTACCATGCCCGGCGTCGCTCAATGCGGCTGAGCGAATACCCAGCACACTGCGTGCGGCCGCCGCCGTGGGACGCGAGAGCAGTCCCCTGATGAATTCGGTCGGCCCCATCTTGCCCAGGCGCTGGTCCAGCGACGCCAACAGGTTGGCCGGCGACACCGCCCGCTCTTTGTCCAGACCTTCGATTGCTTGCGCGTCCGTGGCCAGGCGCACCACACCCGGCACGTCCACCGTGGCCGCTGGATCGGTGAAGTTGGTGTCGCCAAAGGTGATCTGTGCGGTGTCCACGTCGGCCATTACAACGTCGATCGCCAACAGCACGGACGCCGCGCCAGACTTTTCCAACAGCAATGCCGGCTGGCCATATGCAGCGAACAGCGTGCCATCGGCCAGATATAGCCCGAAGCCGTAGCAGCTGTAAACGGCATTGGATTCGTCGCGCACCGACACGTGGATCGTGTCCTTGGCCGTGACCGACCCACCGATGGTGGTCAGGCGCTTGATCTCGGACGGCAGCGACGTCAAGGCGGCATTGGCCACAAACGCGGCGCTGGTCAGTCCGACGGCGGCGATGGTGACCGCCTGTGTGCCGGTCTGCTTGGCATTGACCAGAGCCTGGCGGCCTACGGTCGTGATCTTGAGTTTCAGTCCGGGCATGGGTGCTCGCTAAGTTGCCTCGCCCTGCAGGCGCAGGAACAACGTGGCCATGCCGCATGCGACGACATTGAGTCGCGCCTCGGCCTGGAACCCTTGGGTGAAGGTGAAATGCGAGCGCACGGGCTTGGTGCGCTCGACCTCGGCGATGACCTCTTCGACGAATCGGGCGCTGGCGCTCTGCCCATCCGCGCCGGTGAGCGTGAGGGCCAGCTCGAAGGTGTGCGGCTGGCCGCGTGGCTCGGTCTGCCACCACTCGCGGATGGCCACCGCGCCGCCGAACGACTCGACCACCATGCGAACGCTGTTGGCAGTGCCCTTGCGGCGCTGGATGACCATCGCGCTACGCAGGCGCGAGCGCTTAACGGCATCGCTCCAGTCGGCCTTCCAATCGTCGACCGACAGCGTCCACGCCAGCCATGGCAGATGGCCCGCTGGGCAAGTGTCCGGATTCCACAGGTCCGGGTACGGCAGCGGGATCGCCTCCAGGCGCTGCGTGACGGCGGCCAAGGCGCGCTCCATCGGTGTGGCATTCGGTGGCAGCGCTGAACTACTCATCGATGCCGGCGTGCACGATGTCGATGGCCGTGCAGTAGGCGGCCTGGGTGCGGCTGATCCGGATGTCGGCTGCAGGCGCATCCAGCTCGACACGCTGCACGCCATCGGCGAACAGCTTGGCCTTGATGGCTGATTCCGGGACATCGCGGCCGATGCGATGTGCCTCGGCGAGATAGGCCTGCAGGCTGCGTAAAGCCTCGCGCATGACCACCGCCGAGTCGGGGCCGGCGTAGGTGTAGATGCGTCCACGAATCACGTACGGGACGATCTGCGCGCTTTGCACCGCGACATCGTCGGTCAACGGTCGCACGTCGGCATCCGTCAGAACGGCCGCCACTTCGTCGAGCAGCTCCTGCGGCGCAGTGCCATCGCCAGTGCGCGATTGCACGGTGACCAGCACTTGCCCTGATGCGGGGCTGGTGGCGCTCGCGTCCATGACATCAGCCGCCGCGCTGAGCGCGTGATAAATGTACGCCCCCTCGGGGCCGGCCACGCTGAAGCCCTCGGGCGCCAGCTGGATACGGCGGCGGAAGTCCACGTCCGACTCAAGGGTCGGTGCAATGCCGTTTTCCGGCTTCCTCGGATCGAGCACCAGGCGGGCGACGCCGAACAACGCGCCTAGATGATCGAGGTTGGTGCCAGTGGCGAAGGCCAGCATGGTCTGCTGCGCCTTGTCGTTGGCGCGCTGGCGGATTAGCAGCTCGCGGGCTGCGAACAGCTGCAGGAGTTTGTAGACCGGATCCGATTCGGTGAGCGCGGAGAACTCCGGCAACAGCCGGCGAAACTGGGCAAGCGCCTCGCTAAAGATTGCCTCAAAGTCCAGCGCCTCGATCAGATCGGGAGCTTGGAGCTTGGATAAGTCAACTGCGGTGAAAGAGGCCATGCAAGAGATCTCGGGGTTCTGCTCCTATGATCTCGACGCTTTGTTCCGGCTGTAACTCCCCTTGGCTGTCAAACAAAGATCTACAAAATTAAGCTCAGTTCAGTAAGTTCTATTAGGCTAACTAGCCTATGCGCTGCATCATCATTGTTCTTCTTCGAGTAATCATCTCTTGCCTTTCTGAGGGACTTTAGAACAATTTCCGTTGTATTTGATTTCATTTGAACCACTTCGCCTAATATTTCCTCCGTCGCACCAGCATGATCTTCGCTCGTTCCATTTACGATGGTTAATATTATGGGTTTGAGCCACCGTGAAATGTCGTATTCTCTTTTTAGAAATGATCCAAGGCCTTTGGTGGCTAGTAGACTTGACGTGCTGTGAATAATCGGGAGTGAGGTTATAAGTCTTTCAATTATTATTGGTCTTTTGCTCTCTTCGATATCTAGAATGTCATCAACCCTAAAGAAATTGTTCTGATAATTTCTTATTTTTTCGGAACTTTCCGTGCGAACCATCTCGTAAAAATTCAGTGCCACGCTTGCGCGCAAATTTTTACCTGAGCTATGCAATGTAATCCTGAATGCTGTTGATATCCGCCTTTTTAATAAGGGGGCTTCATTATTTTCTATGTATTCAATAGCTTCGGGAAATAGCCTAGTTAAGAGAGTTTCTTTTTCCTTTTCAGACACATCCTCTAATAGGTGTTCCAAAATATCACTCGCGTAATCGTCGGAGCAAACTTTACTAAGAATCTGTGAGGCGGATAATCCATGTTTGCTAGATCGATATGTGCCAATCTCTCTCGCGATCATATCGACTAATGCGGCAGCTACGGTGGCGCTGCTCTTGTCGGGAGTTTCTTCGTTCTTTCTTATCATCTTTCCAGCGTGAATTAAATTTCTATAAGACTTAACCACGCTGCAAAGCTGACTTGTTCTCTCTGAAATAACGCCGTCTTTATGGCACCGTGTAATCGCTTCGGCAAGCATCATTTTTAGGAGGGCTTCATTTTTCTGCTCAGATCGATCGGTCCATGATAGGTAGTCAATAAGCAATGCCTCGACAATGCCGCCCGCCAGTACATGTACCGACTTCCAGGCCCCCGCTTTTTTACATAGTTGTAGCTCGGTATAATCGGACACTATAAGGCTTTTAAATTTATCGTCTGTAATATAGTCGAAAAGGTCTCTATCGTTTGTGGTCATTAGCCTCTCCGTGGTCCGGTGTGTACTTAGCATGACTCGTGGAGTGCCTAAACACAACGATGGCTAGTAGCGGGGGCGTAAAGTGCGGTCACATACTATTAAATTGATCTAGGATGCTGCTACGAATGCCAGCTCTGTCAGATTTACTCACTCCCAGCAGAGTTCGTTTCAGATAACGAACACGCGGTCCGCTCGGCCGGACCGCATCCATTTGGCCATCCTGGTGCACACTCGCGATACGTGATACGCGCCCCATAAATCCCACGCATACCTCATTGGGACTGGCGCTGACCTTGAGGAACTTTGCCTGCCGCAGCTTGGCAAACATCTTCTTGCGTTTGACCCGGCCGGCCTTATTCCGCAGCTGCTCTTTGCGCGGCGCATACGGAGTGCCGTCAGGTGCCAACTGTCGAGCGATGCGCTGGCTCTGCGATCGCCTCAACTCGGTACCGATCTTGCGTGCCAGCGTTCGGCGTTCGCCCGGCTGCAGGCGCGCCAGCAACGGTGCTGCCCAGTTCTCCAGCGCGGTCAGCTCATCCATGTGGGATCGATCACCGGCTCGGGCGCATGGCTCATGTCGTAGCCTCCACCGTCCTTCGCGGTCACCACCACGCGCTCGGTCAGCGGCAACTTGATCGACAGATCCACGGCATCGTTGGCGAGGATGTCGGCTTCGAAGGCAATCTCGCCACGGCGCGCCGGGTTGGACAGCAGCTCGGACTGATTGACCTGCACCCATGCCAGTAGCGGCAGCATCACGCTGTCCGGGTGGCCGGCATAGTCGGTCACGATCAGATTGAGCGTGTACTGGTACTCGAACGACAGCCCCGGCTGGAACGTGCTGACCAGGCTGCCGGCGTCGATAAACACCAGCAGCCGGTCGGCATCGCGTGCCAGGTCCGGCAACGCCGCGACCAGATGCGCACGCAGGCTGGCGGGCTTGATCATGGCGTCGCTGCCGGCAGATGCAGCTCGATCCAATCTTGCAGCGCGCTCAGCTGCGCGGCGGTGGCGTGGCAGCTGGTGTAGTTGTCGACGACGGTGCTGGCGACGGCAGAGAGCGTAATGCCGGCGGCCGGTGCATCAGGATCTCCGGTGGGCGGCCCGGCAGGGTGGCCCGAGGCGGCGGCGTCGTGCAGCCGCACAAAGCCAGTAGGGATAGCGCAAGCAGCATCGGCTTTCTGGGTGACATAGATCGGGATCTCGCGGGTGATGGTGGCGCCGGCTTCGCGCACGACTTGCACGCGATCGACGTACTGGGTGACGACGGTGGTGGAGGTCTTGGCGCTGTCGCGTTCCGCCTCGGCCTGGCGCTTGGCCTGCAGCGCGGCGTCACGGTCTTGCCGGGCGGCGCCGACCCGCTGCTCCTGCCACACGCAGCCACCGACGAGCACTGCAATCAACGCCAGCAGGATGATCAGGCGCGTGACCATCAGGGCACGCCCAGGATCTGCAAGGCGCGCTGCGTGCGCGTGACGCGATCGCTGTGGCCTTCGGGCAAACGCTTGGCCCGCACGTTGCCCAGGTTGATCTTGCGGCCCAGGCCAAGCACATCGCCCGCATCTGCCATGACGTTGAGGCCGTTGTCCTGCCAGTACGCAGCCGCGCCCAGCGCGCTGGGCTCGATCTGCAGCAAGAGGTCCGGCTGTTCTTCGACCGGCAAGCCGATCAGCTCGCCGATACGCTGGTAGTTGCCCCGGAAGGTGTGCTGCATCGGGCCACGGCCACGGTGGCGATAGCCATCGCCGCTGGCTTCGTTGCCGTTGCCCAGCAGGTCGGCGTAGACGAAGTTGGCCAGACCAACCGGATTGCGCAGGAACCTGGGCGCTTGTGCCGGCGTGATGCGTGCGCCGAAGACTTCCAGCAGCCGGGCGCTGGTGGTGTACGTCAGCCCTTCTTCCATCCGCGACAGGCTCAGGCTTTCGTGGCCGAGCTGGCCCAGCCAATGCGCAGCGCGGCGCTTGGTGGTGATGCCGAAGCGATTGGCGGCGGCGAGCAGTGGGCCGTGCCAGCGCTGTGCGCGTTGCGGCGAGCACTGCATGATCGAGGCGAGTTGGGTATCGGTAAACATCAATCGACCTTCAGGATGCGCGCCACATTCCCCCGGGCGCGGTAGGTGAGCACGGCCAGCACGATCAACGTGCCCAGGTGCCAGAGACTGACTTGCGAGCGGGCGCCGGCCAGCAGGATGTGCAGCGCCTGGCCGCCGGTGCTGGCGATCAGCAACCACGCGCACCAGCCCGCGCCGCGTCGATGGCGAGCATCGGACGGGCGGTGATAGGTGAGCAGGCGGACGCAGATGGCCAGCGAGGCCATCAACGTCAGGACGGTGACCAGGCTATGCACTGGGCGGGCCTCCACGACGTAGGAAGGAAAAGTCGAAGCACTTGCTCTTTTCGATCAGGCCCAACGTGACGGTGATGGCGCACGCGGCGCTGGCAAAGGCGGCGACGCCGCTGGACTTGATCGGCAACCAGCGCAGCAGCTCCGGCGCCAGCTGGTAGCCGGCGATCACGCTCACCGGGAAATAGATCAGCCGCGCCAGCAGCGGTTGTTTGGTGGCAGACACCACGAACAGCGCGCCGCCGGCAAAGGCGCCGATCAATGCATCGCCGTCGATGCCAGGCAGCACGGAGGCCAGGCCCACACCGGTGGCGATCAAAAAGCCGCTCGAGACGGAGGTGGGTTCTGTCATCAGTTCAGTCCCATAGCTGCACGAGCGGCGTCATCGCTGCTGTGGTGGTGGTTACCTCGGGCAACTCCACCGCGGTGCCATGCGGTAGCACGGCGCCCAGCTCGGCCAGGCCGGGATTGAGGAGATAGGTCCGCTCGACCAGGCCGGCCGTGCTGCCCAGGTGGCGCCAGCACAGCAGGTCGACGGTGTCGCCTTGCATGGCGTGCACGCGCATCAGATGAGCTCCACCGTGCTGCGCGGCAGGTTCTGCAGATCACGCACCGCCCAGCGCTGGTCGCGGCGCAATTCGGTGATGCTCGGCGTCAGGTCATCGGCGCGCTGGTTGGCGCTGTTGGTGGCATCGAAGCTGCGGTAACGCTCTGTCACCTCGACGGCGGTGGCACACGCCACCGCACGCAGGTACAGCTGCACGCGGCGCGAGACGCCGTCGACGGTCGTGCTGGGGACATCGCTCAACGCCGCGTAGCCGGCCGCCTGCTGCGTATCCGCCCAGGCCTGCAGCGCGTCGTTGACCGCCAACATGGCGGCAACGATCGCCTGGCGCAGACGCGCATCGGTGACGGTGCCATCCAGGCGCATGCTGGCCCGCACATCGGCCGGTGCAATCGCCGGCCAGAACGGCGCATTGGCGATCGCATCAGGCGTGGCGCTGGTGGTGCCGGTGGCCGTGAATCCGCTCATGGATGGCTCGGAAGAGATCGCCGGTGGTCGGGGCGTCACCGCAGCGAGGTGCGTGCTGTGGATCGGCCCCGAGCCGGCGAGGGTTGCGGGGACGCTCGGTTATGCGCTGGTGCCGGAAGGCTCAGCGCTGAACTTCTTCAGGAGCCGCTCGGCGCGCTCCAGATCTTTCTTGCCGCCGCAGCTGCCGTGCAGTGCGATGGCGCGCTGCAGGTCGGCGACAGCCGCCGCCACGATCGGCTGCGCCTGGTCGGCCGGCGTCTCGTCGGCCATACCCGCCAGGCAGGCGCGGGCCAGCGCCAGGTGCAGCTTGGCGCGCACCTCGTCGGGCATGTCCTGCTCGGCCGTCAGCGCGGCGGTGTCGGCTAGCACGGCCGCATCGAACGGCTGGCCGGTCTTCTGCGCCGACAGCGCCGCTTCGGCAATCTCTTCGGCCAGCACGCAGCCCACCGTGCGGGAGAAGCGGTCGGGCATCTGCAGGTTGTGCTTGAGCACATAGGCACCCAGCTCCAGCGCGCCGGCATAGTCGCCGGCATCAATGCGCCACACCATGCACGTCATGACGATCTCGTCCTGTGCGCCCTGGCCGCCGGCCAGCACGCCGGCCAGATACGGCACGTAGGTCGGCAACAGCTGCACCTTGAGCGCCGCCTTGCCCTGGGTGGACTGGATCTGCTTCAGCCGCAGGCGATCGCTTTGCAGCTGCGCCATGTGCTGCTCGTAGGCCGTTGCACCGGCCATCAGCTGGTGCGGGGCGCGCTGGGCCGCTTCCAGCTCGGCGAGCACGCGGCTGTGGTGACGCTTGGCGGGACTGTCGGCCATGGCTTAGGCCTCGATCTCGATGTGCTCGACCACACAGCCCAGGCCGTAGTCCTCGACCACGTAGGCATCGTTGGAGGACTCGTAGTTCTCGATGCGATCGCGCGCGGGCACTTCCTGGATGTAGCGACGACGCCCACCGGTCTGGTAGTAGATCGACAGGTTTGCCAGCGAGGTCACCATCAGCGCACCGTCCGGCAGGTACGGCACCTCGGCCACCGGCAGGCCGCCGACACGGCGCTGGCTCAAGATCAGATCGGTGGCGATCTTCTCGCTGGCCGGCTGGTCCTTGTTGACCATCGGGAAATACTTGTCGTGCATCAGGTCGCGGCCCAGCACCACCACCAGGCTCGGATCCTTGCGGTGCCACGGATCGAGCAGGTTGCTCACCACGTCGAACACCAGTGCATCGAGGTTGCCGTAGTCGGCGCCGGCAGCGGCGCCGCCGATGACCACCTTGCCGGCGGCTTTGCCGCTCGCCAGCACGCGTTGGGCAGCGTTGGTGCGGTACTGCTGCATCCAGCCGATGTTGACGTCTTCCAGCAGCGGGAACGTCGCGCGGTCGGTGTCGGCCGCAGCATGCGTGCCGTTGAAACCGATCTGCAAACGGTCCAGCGCCTGGCGCTTGACGATCGCATCGCGCAGGCGTGCCTGGAAGTCCGGGAACTTGGCCCAGGTATCGAGCAACGCATACGGGATGGCGGTGTCGAAGTCGGTCTTCTTGGCGAGGTACTCGTTCTTGTCGAGCGCGGCGACATTGCGCGGGGTGCGCGTCTTGCCGGCGCCGGTGTCGGTGCGGCTGGCGATGCTGCCGGTAACGCCGATGCCCACCTTCTGACCGGACAGTTCGTCCACCGGGATGATGTTGACCTTGGACAGGAACTCGCTGGATTCCTGCATGCGCGATTCCAGCTTCTGCTGCACGGTCGGTTCGACGGCGAACGAGTGGAAAGCGGAGGTGATGCCGTTGAGTTTGGCGATCTGCTCGGCGAACTGGTTGAACTGCAGGCGGGTGGCGTTTTGCATGGTGGCTCCGAAGGTGGGGCGCTGGCGGCGTGTGTGGTGTGTGGGATCAGCAGTCGGTCAGCACGGCCGCGCCGCCGCCGGTGACCACCGGGCGTGTGGGCTGCGAGGGGTCGGCCTGCTGCGACAGCAACTCGCGCAGCTGCGCCAGGTCGTTCGCCAGCTGTTCGTGCTTGGTCTTCTGCTCGGCGTGTTCGGCCTGCAGGCCGGCGAACCGTTCGTCCTGGCCGCGCACGTGCTCGGCGATCTCTTCGACACCCTGGCCGAGGTCAGCGAACTGCTGGGCAGTGATGTTGGTTGCGTCCTCGCTCCTGAGCGCGGTGCGAATCCGGCTAAGCAAGTTGGCGACCGAGCCTTCGCTGACCTCGCTGAATTCCAGCGTGGTTTCTTCGGCGACGGTGAACAGGTTGCCGGGTGATTGCTTGCGATCGGCCAGCGGATTGGCATCCGGGTGTTGGCTGGCAAAGGTCAGCATCGAGGTACCCAAGCTCGCGGGCGAATCAGTGACGGCCAAGCCGACCAGATACGCCTTGCCGGTGTTGGCGAATTTCTCCTGCACCTCGATGCTGGTGTAGAGCTTCTGCTTGGACTTGTTGATGGTGATCAGATCGGCGGTCGGCTCGATCTGTGCGAACAGCGCCAGACGCTTGCTGCCATCGATCTCGACCTCTTCGGCCTTGACCGCAGTGACATCGCCATACGCCCGGAACGGCGAGTCCGGCAGCAGGCTGCGCATGTGCTCGATCCAGATGCGGGCGTTGTAGGTCTCGCGGTCGTAGGTGGCGGCCATGTCGTCGATCCAGCTACGTTGGATCGTGCGGCCATCGGTGGTGGCGCCTTCGACGGCCACGCGAAACCAGTTGGAACGAAACTTCTTGGTCTTGCCCGACATGGGTGTCCTCTGCTCTGGATGCGTTTGCGATGACCCATGGTCAAACGCAGCGCATAGCGCAGCAACGCGATTACCGTGTAAATCAGGCGATTACGCGTCGTTCAACTGTCGAGATTAAGAGGTGGGTTGCACCTTGGTCGGCATGCAAAACGTTGCCACCCAGCTCCCGATGGACACCCGTAGACAGGCGAAATTCCTGTACTGGATGGGATGGCGCGTGAGCGAAATTGCGCAGGCCATCGGCGAGAACGCGAAGACTGTACACAGCTGGAAGTCGCGTGACGAGTGGGATCGCGCAGACAATTTGGAGCGCATCGGTGGCGCGCTGGAAGCACGCCTGGTCGTGCTGATTATGAAGCCGGAAAAATCCGGCGGTGACTTCAAGGAAATCGATCTGCTGCACCGGCAGCTGGAGCGCCAGGCGCGCATCCAGCGCTACCAGGGCGGCGGCAACGAAGCCGACTTGAATCCGGGCGTGGCGAACCGCAACGCCGCGCCGAAGAAGAAGCCCAAGCGCAACGACTTCACTGAGGAACAGGTCGAGCAGCTGACCACGGCATTCATCGACGGCTGCTTCGACTATCAGCGCGATTGGTACCGGGCCAGCAACGAGCGTACCCGCGTCATCCTGAAGTCGCGTCAGATCGGTGCGACGTTTTACTTCGCCCGTGAGGCGCTGATCGATGCGCTCACCACCGGGCGCAATCAGATCTTCCTCAGCGCATCCAAGGCACAGGCGCATCTGTTCCGTGGCTACATGCAGCAGTTCGTGCGCGAGACCATCGACGAGACGCTCTCCGGCGGCGACAGCATCGTGTTTCCCAACGGCGCCGAGCTGTTCTTCCTGGGCACCAATGCGCGCACCGCGCAGGGTTACCACGGCAATTTCTACTTCGACGAGTTCTTCTGGACCTACGGGTTCAACGAGTTGAACAAGGTCGCCAGCGGCATGGCGATGCACAAGAAGTGGCGCAAGACCTACTTCAGCACGCCGTCCAGCATGGCCCATGAGGCCTACACCTTCTGGACCGGCGAGCGCCGCAACAAGGGCAAACCTGCCGCACAGCGCATCCAGATCGATGTCTCGCACGATGCCCTGGTCGGCGGCCGGCGTTGTCAGGACCGCACCTGGCGGCAAATCGTCAACATCCTCGACGCGCAGCGCCGTGGCTGCGACCTGTTCGATATCGACGAGCTGCGCGAGGAATACAGCCCGGACGCCTTCGCCAATCTGCTCATGTGCGAGTTCGTCGACGACGGCGCCAGCATCTTCTCGCTGGCGATGCTGCAGCCGTGCATGGTCGACAGCTGGGTCGAGTGGGGCCAGGACTACAAACCGTTCGCCGCGCGCCCCTATGGCGATCGCGCCGTGTGGATCGGCTACGACCCCGCCGAGACTGGAGATACCGCCGGACTGGTTGTGTTGGCACCACCGCAGCAGCCCGGCGGCAAGTTCCGGCTGTTGGAGCGGATCCAGTTCCGGGGCATGGACTTTGCCAAGCAGGCAGCCGAGATCGAGCGCATCACGCGCCGCTACTGGGTGACCTACATCGGCATCGACACCACCGGCATGGGCAGCGGTGTGGCGCAGTTGGCGAAGCAGTTCTTCCCGAATCTGGTCACCTTCAGCTACTCCCCGGAGGTCAAGACGCGCCTGGTGCTCAAGGCGTTCGACGTGATCCACAACGGCCGTCTGGAGTTCGATGCCGGCTGGACCGACGTGGCGCAATCGTTGATGGCCATCCGCAAGACGATGACGGCCAGCGGCCGGCAATCCACCTTCACCGCCGGCCGCTCGGAAGAGACCGGCCACGCGGACCTGGCGTGGGCACTGTTCCACGCGCTGCAGAACGAACCGCTGGAGGGGCGCACCGCGCGCAACTCCGGTTTCATGGAGATCTCTTGATGTCGACCGACCAGCTGCCCGCCACCGCGCCTGCAGCGCCCACGCGTGCCGAGGCCTTCACCTTCGGCGATCCGACGCCGGTGCTCGATGGGCGCGGCGTGCTGGACTATCTGGAGTGCTGGCAGAACGGGCGCTGGTACGAACCGCCGGTGGCGCTGGATGGCCTGTCCAAGACCACACGCAGCAATCCGTTCCTGCAGTCCGGGCTGATCTTCAAGCGCAACATGCTGGCGCGCACCTTCAAGCCGCACCGGCTGCTGACGCGCGAGGCGTTTGAGCAGCTGTCGCTGGACTGGATCACGCTGGGCAATGGCTACCTTGAGCGCCGCCGCAACCGAACGGGCGGTGCGCTGTCGCTGGCTGCGCCGCTGTCCAAGTACATGCGGCGCGGTGTCACCGAGGGCGAGTACTTCCAGGTGCGCACCTGGCACGACGAGCACGTGTTCGAGTCGGGCAGCGTGTTCCAGTTGCGCGAAGCCGACGTCGATCAGGAACTCTACGGCCTGCCTGAGTGGATGCCCGCCATGCAGTCCGCGCTGCTCAACGAGTCGGCCACGCTGTTCCGCCGCAAGTACTACAACAACGGCTCGCATGCCGGCTTCATCCTGTACCTGACCGACCCGCAACAAAGCCAGGAGGACGTCGACGCGCTGCGCACCGCCATGAAGGGCGCCAAGGGGCCGGGCAACTTCCGCAACCTCTTCCTGTACTCGCCCGGCGGCAACAAGGACGGCCTCAAGCTGATCCCGGTCAGCGAGGTGGCGGCCAAGGACGAGTTCAGCGGCATCAAGGGCATCACCCGCGACGACATGCTGGCCGCGCTGCGGATCCCGCCGCAACTCATGGGCATCGTGCCGCAGAACGCTGGTGGCTTCGGGTCTATCCGAGAGGCCGCTGCCGTGTGGGCGGCCAACGAGCTGGAGCCGCTGCAGGCGCGCATGTTGAAGATCAACGACTGGGTGGGCGATGAGGTCATCGCCTTCACTCCCTACGCGCCGCCAGCGGCGCCACAGCCTTAACCCCACCGCAAGACCACGCAATGCTCAAGAACCTCCGTTGTGGCGAATGCGCCCGCCTGCTGTGCAAGGCCGGCGCCTTTGACGAAATCCAGATCAAGTGCCCGCGCTGCGGCACGCTCAATCACCTGAAGGCCGAGAGCCTCACCTCCGATCGCCGCGAGCGAATCCAACAAGGCTCTCACCATGAAAAACCAGCTGCTCCAGGGCGATGCCCTGACCATCCTACCCACGCTCGAAGCCAATTCGTTTGACGCGCTGATCACTGATCCGCCGTATGCCAGCGGCGGCCTCACCGCAGCGGCACGGGCCAAGCCGCCATCGCAGAAGTACGTCCAGGGCGGTGGCGCGCAGCTGCATGCGGACTTCGTTGGCGATGAGCGCGATCAGCGCGGCCACTTGGCGTGGATGCACTTGTGGTTGTCCGAATGCGCGCGCCTGCTCAAAGAGGGCGCGCCGGTGCTGCTGTTCACGGACTGGCGACAGCTGCCGCTTACGACCGATGCCCTGCAGGCGGCCGCCTTTACCTGGCGCGGTGTGGCCGTCTGGGACAAGACCGAGGGCGTACGCCCGCAGCTTGGACGGTTTCGCAACCAGGCCGAATACATCGTGTGGGGCAGCAAGGGCGGTATGCCGCTGGATCGCCGCGCGCCGGTGCTGCCGGGTGTGGTGCGGACACCGGTACTCAAGGCCGATAAGCACCACCTGACCGGCAAGCCTACCGAATTGATGCGCAGCCTCGTCCGGATATGCGAAGCGGGCGGCCGGATCCTAGACCCCTTCGCGGGCAGCGGCACGACCTTGGTCGCTGCGGAGTTGGAAGGCTATCGCTGGACCGGTGTTGAGATGACGCAGCACTATGCTGACGTCGCGCGCGCGCGCGTTGCTGCTCTGTGAGTGTGATGGGGCGGGGGGACCCGCCCCAATCATTTTGTGGTGATAACTCGCGGAGCGAAAGCGTTGTCAGCTCAGCAGCGACGTGTCAGTAACATCCAATAAGCCTACGTGCGCCATGCGTGCTTCAACCTGGTGGGCACGCTTGAGATGGGCCGGATTGTTGAGGTCGAAGCATTCATCAACGGCTACGATGACGGTCCCTTTGGTGCCGACTGGGATCAAGGCGGCCGCCTCTGGGAGATGCTTTGGCTCAACGATGTGCGGAACAAAGCCCATCCAGCCGAGCCAGCGGCGGTGAGGAAACAACTGATTTTCGATCATGTAAATTTTTACGCCAGTGCCTGACTGTAAGCGCGTACTCACGTCTGTTCCGCTGAATATGACATGCTCCGCCTGTGCAATTGCACTTATGGCTGCCTTAAATATTCCTTTGGTTACAGCTTCGCCGTATGCACTAATTGGGTTATAAATCTCGAGCGTGATAGATCCCTGATTTGGGTCGAAGCTGAGCAATGCCCTTCCGGGCGTAAGCCACTCTTTATCATTTGATGCGGTGCTCAGTATCGCGCGGAAGCCGCCTGAATAATCCTCTGGAAGACTTTTTTCTGCGTCGATCAGGAAAGCAGGTTTGTCCGCCAGTGATATGGGTATGCCTCCCTTGGTTTTTGCTAGCGAAAACCAATTTTTTAAGAATGGATGCACCGACGAAAGAAATTTCGTCAATGCAATTATTCGAATATATCCGCGGTCAGAGTCAATCGCTTCCTCAGCGATTTTCGCATATATAGTTGCTTGAATCATCCTGTTAGTCATGGTGTGTATCTGCAAATTGCTGAGTCAGAAAGAAAGACGCGAATTGCGGCTAAATAGCAAGTTCTGTACTTAAAATGCCACTGAAGTTTGGCTGGGGAGCCAGCTGATAATATTTTGCTGCGCTGCCGGTTTTTCTGATCTACCCAGCCTTGAATTACTTTTGAGGTTACGAATGGCCAGCGTGGCTGAGCATCTTCTGTAAAGAATTGCGCATATTCAGCTTTTGCCTCGACCGCTGTGCATTGTCCCCGCCAGAAACCATCGAAGCCAACACTGCCATAGTTCCATTCCGAAAGCGTAATTTGATTTTTGCCGCCTAATATACGCAAGCGTGCGCGATCTAGCGCAGACCCACCATAGGTGTATGTAAAAATTTCTGGCGCTGCGGCCATGTTCGCAATCTGCAGCTGGTAATCAAAGTTTTCGTATTGCTTGAGCTTGATCGTGTAGTTTGCCGGCATCATCATGCCTTGAGCCAGTTTGCAGCTATTGCACTGGTTTTGATTGCTCGTCTGCGAGCAATCTGCCTCGTGGGCTTTCACGCGTGGTTCGGCTTGTGTTTGTGGCTTTACACCCAAGTTGTCTTTGACCTTATTCCAGACCTCCCCAACCGTTGGTCCACCCAGGGGGTCGGTTTGCGATGGATCCCAGCCACCGGGTCGGGTGATCGGTGGCGGCGGAAACGGAATGGGTACCACTGCCATGACGGCGCTCCTTTTAATCGATTTCCGATGACAGCATGGCCAGCACATCGGCCGCTGTCACGTTGGGGTTGTCGGTTCGTGCAAACCATACTTTGGGGATGGGCTGGTCACGCAATCCACGTGCCCAGGCGACGTCCGCCTTGACCCAACGTACCAGGGTCGGTAGATGCGTGATGCCGAAGGTATTCACGGCGTGCCGGTAGCTTTCCTGCACATCCGCTAGTAATTGGGCATCGTTGCGGGCCGACACCGCGTCAGCGTGGTCTCGGCGTACTTCTGCAGCCAGGCGAGGCAAGAAGCTGCCCGGATCCGGCAGGCACAGCTTTGCGTATTGCTCATTCGTCAGTTGCAGCATTAGCGGCCTCCTGTAGCTTCCGGAGTTCTTCCCGAAACAGCGTCCAGGGCTGGCCCAGCGTTGTGACTTGCCACTCAAGAATCGGTCCAAGCAGTTCCAATTGCTGCGTCAACGTCAGTACCTCCATGTAGCGCAGCCAGGCGCGTGCATCGTAAAAGCGCATGAGCGCCAAGCTGCCGTCCGGTATCTCTATATCCAACTGTTCTTCGAGATGGGCAAACAGGGCATCGAAGGGAACTTCTGACGCTAGCCGAGTTGTGCCGGCCGCTGTGCGCCCGAGTTGGGCCAGCCAGGCGTCAAGTCCCGGATGCACGGCGCCAAGCGGCAATTCCACCAGCCATGGCGCGGCCGCCATATGCTCGGCCTCCGGCTGGTGCACGAACAACGAGCGAGTTTGAAGATCCGCCGTCGTTGCGTGGTAGTGCAGTGTCGAAAGGTGGGTCGGATCCGCTGCGCAATCGATAACTGCGAACTGATGCCAGGTGCTCATGTGCGACTCAACAGCGGTGCGCCTTCGCTGGCTCCGGACAGCAGACATTCGAGGCACACGGGTGGCTTGCTGATCGGCAAGCGAGCGTCGGACAACGTGGTCGCGGCCAACGCGGCCGACGCGCTTCCACGTGCGACCCCGGAATCCAGGTAGGTAATCGATTGACGTTGAGTCGTCACCGTGCAGCCACATGCGAGGTGGGCGCCGTCGAGAGCAACTGGTTGACCATCGACCATGATCGTCAGGTCACCTTCGACAATGGCGAAGACGCCCTTGTGCTTGGGGCACGTTGCCTTGTCGCCGACCCGCGCAACCGGTAAGCCTTCGACGTCGGTCTCTCCGGATCCGGTGATTACCCGGCCGCCGCCGCTTGTCGAATCGCCCACCACAATCCACATCCTACGCATGCATCTTCCCTGTCGTAGCCAACCCGGCCTGCCGAGGTTGCCACAGATGCAGTGCCGCCGACCATGGGGTTCTCGCGCGGCGACAAAAATTTTTCCTTACTTTGTGAGCTATTGCCTTGGCGCGCGCAATCGTCGCCCCGCCACGCCTGCGGTCTTCATGCGTGGTTTTCGACGCACGCCCGCATGTGGCCCCAGGCCGCGCTGCTGTTACCGATCCCTGCGATTCAAGGGGGTCTTTCTTTCCTGCAGATCCCTGCGCGCCTGGGGGCTTTGCGTGGCGGCGCGGCTACCTTCGGTCGCTGGGGCCTCCCGGCGCTTTTCTGCACATGACCATCGGAATCAGGTAATCGGTAATCCGGGATCTGAAAAACTGTCTAAGCGTCTGATTTAATTAGTAAATTTGAGATTACCTTTTGGGGTGATTCAAGGTAATCAAGCTCCCATGAAAAGTTATGTAATTGAAATGTAAGGCTATTTTTCGGAGTCCTGATTACCTCCCCCAAAGGTAATCCCATTACCTCCCGATTACCCTTTAATTACCTTTGATATGTCTATGTAAGTTATTGACAAATAATTTTAAATTCACATTTCTGGTGGCGAATTACCAAGATTACCTACCTCCGATGGTCATCCCAAAAATTGCATATTGGGGGCCTGAAGCGGGGCTCCAGCCACCGCACTTGCGTCTACGCTTGAGCACACGCACGTCGACCGCCCATCTCTCTTGGATGGCCAGGCCTGCACGCTGTGGTGGGAATTGGAGTCAGTCCGAAGCGCCTAAGTCAGGCTTGCGGGCGCGCGATCAGCACGTGGCGCGGGGAAGATCTGCCAGTGAGGTGGTGAAGCGTCCCGACAAGAGCTCTTGCCGCGAAGCCCATGCTGGAGAGTTCTGCCACCCGCTTGCACCGAGGCCGGCCCTACCCCGCCCGAAGCGTCGGTTTATAGCGTCTAAGGCGCTCATCAGCTTCTCGTCGCCGATGCGCGCCGGAGTGAATAGGTCGCCCTGCAGGTCTTCAGGCTTGGCCAGATCCATCAGGCGCACGCCGCCCTTCTTGTAGGCGAAGCCTCACGCCTGAAGCCCTGGAACAGCCCGCGTACAGTCTTGAGCACTAAGCGGCTGTCAGAAGTGGCGGAGGCGAGTAGGGCGGTGCGTGATGGACTGTGCTGCGGTGCGGCTGGCTTGAACGAATCCGTCTCGGCAAAGATGCCAATCGCGCTCGACGTCGACCCGCGAGCGCGCAGCTTGTCGGTGGCACGCATGGCGAAGGTGGCGAGCGCCTCTGACATATCCTGGGGGGCGCTCACCCATGTCCCGAATGACCGGCTGACCATGATTGCTGCCGATCTGGCTCGACCTCCTCGAGCTCGAGGCAGGCGTAGCCTTGCAGCTCGCGCTGCGTGCGCGCCATGACCACTCCGAGCCACAAAACGCTAATCAACTGGACACCCGGCACCAAACAAACTGGACAGTGTCGCCAAATGAATTGGACACGGCCGCTAAATGAACGTACGCGGTACTGAATCTACTGCCGGGTTGAGCGCGATCCCCTGCCGGCTCTCAGAATGGCTTGAACAACTCAGTGCCGTGCAGCTGCCAAGTACTTGTAAAAGTGCTTCAGAGCGATCTCGATGCGGCTGTCCGCGTATTCCAACAGCTGGATGAAATTGTCCACGCTATCTGGAGGAAGCAGACGCGACTCGGTTAGCAAGTCATGCGCATCTTCAAAGAACTTGATGGCAGTGAGGCAATCCCCGCCGGCTTGTGGGATCAGATGGCATTCGTGCTCAAGATCCCTCATTTCGTTTGGTACTAGGCCTACCGGCATCGGACGTATATTGCTGGCTTGCTGCTGGGTTCTAGCCGCGTCAAGCTGATGTGCTATGACCTTCTTGAACCGCGTCATAGCTCGGTTTGCTCGCGTGTAGCGGGCGTTTTCTTCGAGACGCGTCCTTTCAGCTGCTTCCAGCTTTGCAACGTGACGCTCATACGCTGCGATGCCGATTACCGCCAGGATCGCGGCCACGCTGCCGACGGCTTGGACCCACGCAGCCTGTTCGGAAGCAGAGAGAGCGCACCAGCCAATCCATTCGCAGTTCATTTCAGCTCCCCCGTCCGTGGGAAAAGCATGAACCGGCGGCGTTCAACCCGCAAGCCCACAGTTGCGCAGTAGCGACGGATGGACGCTATTAGAGGGGGCGGCAGGGATTCGTGTAAAAAGGTCTTCAGGGGTCGAGGGGAACCCCAGCTGGATCCGGAGTGCGCTGACCGGCAGGCTCAGCGGCGCCTGCTCTAGGCAGGCAGGCCCGAGCAGGCGGGCATTAGGTATGGGGCGGCGGCAAGGACAACATGGCGCTAACTCTCGGGGACTATGTCTCACATGTCGATACGGCCTACCAAGTTAGAAAATCATTAATAATCAGATCAGATTTTTTGCTAACTGCATTCAGCGTGAGACCAGCCCAGGAAGGGCCTCACTCTGGGACGTAGCCTCCGCAACACCAGGGGGCAGCGGAATTTGTATCGTGTCGATCTCCTCCCCGGCCTTCCAACCTCCGGTTTGCCGATCAATGTGAAGCAGTCGGGCGCCGCCACGCTTCGCCATGAGCAATAGGTCGATGGTGCCCTTCCACGACCGGGAGTGCTCAGGCGTCCTGCCTCGATGGAACACTACGATTCGGTCGAAAGTGTCGGCTACCAGTTGGCGGGCCTTGATGCGTGCGTCATGGTCAAGTGCCTCGACACCTTCGACTAGGCCTGCCCATGCCTTTGCGGCGGCCGGTTCTGGGGATAGGGCGACAGCTGCCAGCTCGTGCTCCAGTGCTTCCACCCGCTTCTGCTGCTCTGCCAACTCGGACTCAAGCTCACGCGCGCGCCGCAAGAATGCGGCCGGGGCTTGACCAGCGTCGGAAGCCAGCAGGGCATCGGTGATCTTATCTATGCGGGCCGTGGTATCCGAGACCTGTACACGAGCGATACTCAGCTGGCCGGCGATGCCGTTGGCGCGATTTCCGAAATCGAGAAGCCTAGACAGATTCATTTGGTCTGCGCAGAACGTCAGCAGGGCGTGCTCTATTGGCACTACGCTGCAGCTGCCGGCGACTGGGCAGCCTCCTCCCTGAGAGTTACTCACGCAGATCAGGCGTCGGTGTCCGTTCTGGGGGCGCCCATCCTCCTGGCGGCCCCGGTTCATCAAATTCTGAGACACCATCGCTGCCCCGCAGTACCCGCAGAACGCAATCCGCATCCCGGTGATGAGTCCAGGAATTTCACCGGTGCCCTTGTGGCGTGAGCGTTGTGCCGTCAGGTGCTGCAGGTCGGCGAACTCTGCAGGTGAAAGCAGGGGAGGGTAGTAGCCGGCCAGGCGGTACTCCTGCCCGTCGACCGCCAGCACCTTTTCACCGATCAAGGCCCTATTTCGCACGATTCGGTATAGCTGCTGCGAAGGGTTGCCGCCGTTTGTGATCTGCAAACCGCTGTCAGCCAGGCTTCTCATGATCCGCACTGCACCGTGCCCCTGGCGGAACATGCTTACTGCAGTGCGCACCGCTTCCCCGCGCTCCGGCACAATTTCATAAGCTTGGCCAACTAAGCGGAGCCAATGCGGATCTTTGCCGTTGCGCACGAGTCCGTGCCACGTGCCGGCCATCCAGCCCTGGCACTGCCGATGAATCGCTGCTCGTACCCGCTTGCTTTTGGTATCTGATTCCTCGTGCGCACGGATCATGACCAGGAGGCTGTACACCAGATCCATCGGCTGGGCCTTGAGTCCCTCACGGTTGTACTCCCGTCCGTCGCTCGCAGTTACGACGGTGATGCCGGCGTTAATGATCTGCGCTAGTTGCGCTTGAGCTTGGATAGGTTCCGCGCGGCTGAGGCGGTCCAGCCCTTCGACCACCAACACGGATCCTGCAGGAATGCGCGCGTCATCGATCGCTTGCAGAAACAAGCCCAGGGCGCCACGTGTGACGTGGCGCTGGTGATAAGCCGACAGTCCTGCGTCCTGCATTGACAACTCTGAATCCAGCGTCATGCCGTGCTCTGCCGCCCAGCGCCTCGCATATTCCATCTGTCGATCGGCACTACTGCCGGCGGCCTGCTTTGGATCGCTGAATCGCAAGTAGCTGTAAACTTTAGCCTTTATAGCCAT